TTAATATCAGCCCTGACATTAGCTCCCGTAGAGTTGTCTATAACATAATCATGTGTAGCCATTACTTAACCCAACTTTTATTTAAGTATATCTTAATTCAATACTAACTACCACGCCCAAATCCAGTAGCAGCATATTTGAAATTTCTATTTACATTACTTCCACTACTATTCTTTACATCAATATCAAAACCCGTTCCTGTAATAGATGATAAAGCAAAGAAATCTCCCTGCTGTGCATTTTCTATAGTTATTCCTATAGAAGGTAATACAGAGTTTGCTGCAACGCTAGTACCTGACTGACCTGTAAAGAAACTATTTGTAAATGCAACTGATTTAGTTGACGTTCCAGAGGCAATATGACCTCCTGTAGTAGCTCCTGCATTACCAAGGCTTGTTTCGGTTCTACTTTTTAATTCAGCAGTATAACCAAGTTGATCTAACTCAATACTTTGTGCAGGATCATCTGTAGTTAATTCAGCCTTAAATTTAAATCCTCTTGCTACATAAACACCATTAACAAAGGTATTAAAGTTAGAAAATTCAGCACTAAATGTACAATTTCCACTTGCTGTCTGACTTGTTGTAGACGTTAATGTAAAAGTATTAGCATTTGGAACGGTCTTGATTTCATAGAAACCATCCAATTCATTAGTAGTACCAGTTGTAAAATCAACAGTAACAAAATTACCAGCAGAATAACCGTGAGATGATTTTGTAATAGTTATAGTCGTTCCACTCTGTGCATAGGTAGCTGAAGTAGTAGCATCAGGATCACCTTGAGTAGTAGCAACCAATAATTTCGCATTAACATCAAACGCAGTTGCCTGGTCAAAATCAGTCCAAATATCAATTAATCCTGTCCTTTTATCAATCAAATCGTTAGGATAAAAACCTTGTGAGACAACGTGTCTACGCAAATGTAAAGGTTGTTTGCCTCCTAAATCTAATGTATTGGCAAAATCATAAGATCCTCCTGTTTTGTCTACATCGCCTAAGAAATCCATATCAGCGATAGCGTCAAAGTCAGTAACATCATCTAAAAATGCTGTTGAACCAAGGACTAAACCATTTACTTCTTCAGAGAAAAAACAATCATCTTTGAAACCTTGGAATGGAGGACTATCTAAATCTTCTCTGTCAGTCAGAATTGTTAGTTTAGGAAGTACATCTGGCTCTGTTTGAATCATTACAACAGAAGCTTCACCAGAACTTAACCTTCCTCCATCATCTTTAAATTTAACCAAATACGTTCCATTAACAATATTTGGGACAATGGTTTCGTTAATAGATCCTGGAAGAGCAGGGATTACGTCAACTGAATTAGTGAATGTTGCCCCACTTGTTAAGTTACTACTACGAACAACTACGTTTCCACCATGAATTACATCAACATCTATAGATTTATCAAAACGTAGTCTTACAAACTGATCTGATATAGGTTCTATAAGTAAATTTTGTACATCACCTGGAACTTCTGTCTTGCCAATAGCATCAAAAATTAAATTAGCTGGATCTGCTGATACTTCAAGTGCTGCATTTACACTAAATACTCTAAATTCATATCTACCTTGGCTTGCATCAAATATTTCAAAATCAGTTCTATTTATAGTCGCAGTTGTAAAGTTTCCACCATCTTTGCGGTATTGAACTTTATATTGACTAACTCCTTGAACTCCTTCAAAATCAACAATAATTTTTACTTTTGCCTTTTCACTTTCCACATAGAATTGCTCTACAGCACTTAAGTTAGAGGGAGCATCCTTTAATTCGTTAAGAATAGATACGTTTCTAACAGGTAAGGTTGATCCATCTTCAATAAATGCAAACTTTCCTGAGTTATAAGCAGTTGCAACAATTGAATAGTTATCTTCAGCTTCAGTTACACTAATAACTTTCCATGTCGTAGTCTGCAAAGTTGTATTTTGTAAAATCCAAATACTATTGGCATTTGGAGCAGATGAAAAAGCAGATGAAACAGTTATTACCGCACCAGTTATCCCACTTACATCTTTAGTTTCTACCGATCCATCAGACAAAATAACGCTAAGTGTTGGACTGTTGGTAGCATCTAAATCTGTATCTGCTGTATCATCTACAGTTACAGTTGTAGTTGTTGCTGATTTAATCCTTCCACCTCGTCTTAACCCTGCTCTTACTGGATCGCTTACCTCGATAACTTGCCCTGGTCTAACAATAACTCCTTCTGAGACACCAGTAATAAAACTAATTGTTTCAGTAGAATTTTGTTCTTCAAATAACATAAATCTGCCTAACCTTGCTGCTTGACCTCTCGAATTACAAGCAAAGCCAGTTACTTTCTTATGTAAAGCTCCATATTTTGTTTTTGCTGTTGAGTCTTCTACAGTTTCAAAATCTAACGCTTGATTTTCCATGTCAAAATATGACACAGAGATCATAGTAGATCTTGCTTTTAAACTTGTTCCTGAGTAAGAAAATCCTCCCTCTGCAACATTAGATAAGTTAAATAAATAACTCGGATCTGTTGGTCTATCCTGAGAAAGTGTAAGAGATCCTGCACTCCAAAAGGTTATAGACCTCATTACTGAAGTCAACGCATTTATTACTTCATAAGCATCTTGTCTTGTTTGAAGAATAGTATTGCAACTAAATCTAGGTTCTTGTCCTCCTGCTCCATCATCTACCAAAGTAGAACAATAAACAGAGGCACTATAAAAAGCAAATTTATCTAATTGGGATTCTGTTATATGATCTCCTAATCCATATCTAGTATTTGTTAAAAGATCAAATAATATCCAAGCTGGATCACTTGTCCAATGTTTTGCGGTAGTGAGCGTTCCATTGAATGTTCCTGTATAAGTTATCCTGCCAGTTGCAGCTTCTACTGTTCCGTTATGAGGTATCTTTATTTTTACTCCACGAATTTTATACATCCGTGCTGGAACGGATGAAAACTGCTCAGAGTCAAATCTTAATCCTACATGAGCAATATCAGGATAAGGTCTTTGCTCATCAATAATTTGAGTAAAAGATGAAAAGAAAAATTCATCTCTTAATTTAGTAGGGTCTTCAGCATCAGCAGTTACTCTTTCAACACTGACTGTTATAGGAAAAACGTGTGTTGATGGAATATCAACTCTATAATCCCTGTTATAAGCAGAAGAACTTCTTCCTGTTATAGTGTCATCTATTGGAGTTGTAGTCGTTCCGTTATTTTGAATAATTTTTATCTTTAGATTTACTGATGTACCATTTACATCTCCATTTGATTCAAACTTTTGTAAAGAATTAAAGCTAATAGTAACTCTTAAGGCATTTATATTGGAATTTGTTATTTGTCTTGATACTGGAGTGCCATTTTCTACTTTGACTCCGACACCTGTTTCGGTTTCAATCTCAGCAATACCAGGTATAAATGTTTGAGCGTTAGTCCCAAATCTAGGTTCAAACTGTACATTTTGAAAGTTAAAATCTGTAGATTGAGTATTTGTTGGGTCGGCACTAGCTCTTAATACTGGAGTTTTTCCTAAATAAACATCTTTTAATGCTGCTGTATTGTAATTAGCTGTTCCTTTTGTAAATCCTGCTGCTGATGGAAAACCTTCAATCTCACCTTCACTAAGAACATCGACAATAGTAGCAAACTGTTTACTGCTTAAAACATCTTCTGGTAATGTAGAATCTACTATAGTTTGTGCAAAATCCGCAATATTGATAATAGGAAACACTATGCTGTACCTTTTATTTGTACTGTATCAGTTCCAGCCGATACCACCAACGATCCAGCGAAGATTTCTCCGTAAATTATAGGTAAAGCTGTTCCTGCCCTTGACGTATTTTGTACTCCACTAAATGAGAAGTTCTGTGATTGTGGATCGTCTGAAACTGAAGGAGGCTTTGGAACTGGGGTAAGCATCTCTGCTGCACCTGATAATGCTAAATAAATACCAAAGTTTCCTGCTGCTGCTGCCAAACTAGCACCTAATCCTGCTCCTGCTCCTGCTGCAAAACCTAAACCAGAAAAACCCCCTCCTGCTGCTGCAAAAGTACCAAAACCACCAGTAAGTCCTACTGTAGCTACAATCGCTGCTCCCGTTAAAATTTTACCAACTCCTTTAAAAATATCCTTAATTGCACCTACAGCTACAGGAACAATTT